CCAACCGTTGAACTCTTCACAAGCAATTTCCCATGCCTGATTTTCAAGATTTTCAAGATCTTCTACTAGTGCTTCCCAAGCTGCGTTGTTTGCTAATGTTTCCATTTTCTCTCTCCTAAAGGTTTCCCCGTTGGCCGAAGCCAGATCTGAATGTAGACCATAAGTTCCAACCAAGTCAACACTTTTTTTCTTGAGGGGTAAACTTTCTCGGATTAAGGTGTGCGATACGTAAACAAAGAGGATAACTATGGGCGCAATGTCCCGACGCAAGGGTGCGACGTTTGAGAGAGAGGTCGCAAGCCTGATCCGAGATCATCTTGGGTATGAGTGCAAGCGCAACCTGGAGCAATACCAGCAGGGCGGTGACGATCTGTCTGGTGTGCCGGGTTGGTCTATCGAATGCAAGCGATACGCAACTGTCAAACCAGCAGACATCAAGCTCTTCTGGCTTCAGTGTGAAGCACAAGCGGCCGTCAAAGGCTTGCGTCCCGCCCTCTTTGTGAAGCAAGACAGGAAGCCAATCCAGGTGTACATCAACTGGCTTGGCCCTGGTCATGATTGCTATGAGCAACATGACATCAACAGCGTCGCACAGATCAGCTTTGAGCTGTGGTGCGGCATAGTCAGAGAAACAGGAGAAGAGAATGCTAGGACTTAGCGATTCAACTGCGGAGTATTTCCGCTTCAAGCCATCGGTCAATGCGTGGTATGTCGACGGTGACGAGATCGAGTTCAAGGGGATGGGGATTGACCCAGACAGTCTGAAGACCGGCTGGGGAAAGATCATGGAAGGGCAAGCGCCTGAGTGGGTATGGGATGAGCGCCCTGGAGTCAAGGCTCCAAACCCAGGACAAGACTTCAAACGCGGTTTTAGCGTGATGATTTACCTGTCCGACTACGGTTGGAGAGAGTGGACCAGCACAGGATCAGGACCAAAGATGGGTCTTGAGAATGTCTGGCCGCAAGTACATAACGGCGCGGCAAGTAACCAAGGCAAGATGGCAATGGTTGCATTTAATGGTGCCAAGGCTGTGTCGATTGGTAAGGGTACGACCCGCGTACCAGAGTTTGAGCTGAAGGGTTGGAAAGACAAGCCCGAGGCACAACCAGCTCCTGTTCAGGAGGTCACCCCAGAACCCCAGCCGGAACCCCAACCGGCACCATCGGACGACGATGATTGGAAGTTCTGATATTCAGCCCCCAGCAATGGGGGCATTTTTTTGGGGTGACACATGAGTAAATACGCAGAACACATCGGCGTGATTGCGAAAGAGTTGTGGGGCGAACCAAATAAAAAGATGTCCCACGGCAGCGAACTCAGGTTCGGCACACACGGGTCGAAGAGCGTCGATACAGAGAAAGGAGTCTTTCAGGACCACGAGACAGGCGAGTCGGGTGGTTTTGTTGATTTGTACAAACTCGCAAGGCCACAGATCAACGGCAACATAGCCGACGCACTGGAGCGTGAGTTCGGCATGGAGAAAGACCCACAGTTTCAGAAGCGAGACAGAGATGAAATTACGGTGTACGACTATATTGGAGATCACGGTGTCCTGGAATACCAGGTGGTACGTACCGACTTTCAAGACGGCAGTAAGACGTTTCGTCAGCAACGCCCGGATGGTCAAGGAGGTTGGATCAGAAACCTCAAAGGTATTGACCGGATTCCGTATCATCTTCCTGCCATCCTGCATCACAAGGATAAGCCGGTATTTATTGTGGAGGGTGAGAAGGCTGCCGACAGACTCAATGAGATCGGTGTGTTGGCAACTACAAATAATGGCGGTAGTGGACAATGGACCGAGGCGCACAGCAAGTGGCTGAAGGGTAGACGTGTCGTCGTCATGCCGGACAATGATGAAGTGGGTGTGAAGCACGGCGCGAAGGTCATCAACACGCTGATCGGCGTTGCATCCCAAATCAAGTTACTTGATCTCAGCGATCAACTACCGCCCAAGGGCGACATCGTTGACTGGCTCGACACGGGTAAAACAAAGCATCAGCTCTTTGCGCTGGTGAACAAGGCAGCGCTCATCACAGAGCCAGTGCCAGACCCCGGAGAGATCGAGCCAGACCAGATTGAGACGTTCAAGACAATGGCGATTGGTGAGCTGATGGCGATGCCACCAATTAAGTTTTTGGTTGACAGTCTGTTCACAGAGCATGGCTTCAGTGTGATGTACGGGCCACCAGGATGCGGTAAGACGTTCCTGGCTCTTGATGTCGCTCTCTGCGTCGCAACAGGGCATCAGTTTCATGAGATGGAGGTCAAGCAAGGCGCAGTGCTTTACATCGCAGGAGAAGGTGTAGGAGGCCTCGGCAAGCGGGTCAAGGCATGGATTGAGAATCGCGGCGCAAAGGTTGATGAGAAGCAGCTACCGTTTCACGTCCTGCCGACCGCTGTGGACTTCACCAATCCGGCAGAGGTCGAGAAGCTGAAGGCAACCATACAGGTGCTTGAAGAGCGAGCTGGAGGCTTCAGCCTGATCGTTGTGGACACAGTAGCAAGAGCATTGCTCGGCGCAGATGAAAACTCAGCGACGGACATCGGCAAGTTTGTGAAGTCATGCGACGTACTCAAGCAAACGTACAACACGGCGCTGATTGGCATACACCACAGCGGTAAGGACGGCTCAAAGGGTATGAGGGGATCAAGCGCACTACTCGGAGCCGTAGATACGTCGATCCAGATCAAAAAGTCTGGCGCACAGATTACGGTGACCACAGAGAAGCAAAAGGACGCAGAGCCAGCAGAGGATTATTTCTTTGAGATGCAGAGTGCGGAGGTCGGCACGATTGGCGGAGAGACTTCTGTTTATCTGAAGCGATTGACGGCAGATGAAGTTGCAGCCGGTAAAACGACGCTCAATGAGACTCAGCTCAAGGCGATGAATTGTTTACGCGACGCAACAGACCGAAATGATGTCATCAGTGTCGAGGTTGCCAGAGATAGTTTTGTGTTTTGGATGGCCGAAAAAGAGGAGCTGGATATCAGTGATCCGCGTCTCAAAGATCGGGCAAGGAAGGCATGGAAGAGGTCGATTGAGGCGCTCGAAAGTGCGGACATTGTCATTGTCCGCGCCAACTCCAAGAGAATCGAGTGGATTCGGGAAACGGACAAGGTCGGACACGATTCGGACAAAACGGACAACGAAGGAATCCAGCAATGACGCGGGTTGTAGAGGATTGCGGACAAGCGCGGACAACAGACGGACAAAAAGTGCGACAGGGACGGGGCGCGGACGGACAGGACAGAACATATAGTTCTGTCCGTCTGTCCGAATCCTGTCCGCGTTCGTCCGAGGTAGAAAGATGAGAGAGTGGAGCAAGAAAGTTCAAGCTGCTATTGAGTCGTTCATGGTAGCCGAGAATGAGATGAACAAGAAGTGGGGTTGGTATGCCTGGTTCAAGATGACCACACCTGAGATTGCGGCGAAGTATCAGAACGCCAGGGAGAGATATCTGACGATCAGTGACCCTGATGAAAAGATCAAGGCGTGTGAGAATCTGGTCAAAGGGTTGAAGGCGATTGATAACCAGCTCCGTGAAGCGGGAGGGGTGAGCGATGTCTTTTATCTGCAAGCGAGGATTGCGGGACGAAACTATTACTTTGTGAATGATCGTCTTGATATGCAGCGCGTCATCCCGTTGATGAAGGGCAAAGATCCGGTGGTGTACATGCTGGAAGAGATCGTCACAGTGATCGAGGCCGATGGATTGAAGACAGCAAATGAGATCAAGGCCAAGTTTCCCAGCGCCGAGCTAACCAGTATTCAGTTCAAACATAACCAGGAACAGGTAGACGATGAAATCCCCTTTTAAAGATAAGCCCAACATTCGGCGCTACTCGATCATCCCTGCGAGAGCTATGCAGGACGAGAGGCTCACTGGGCCGCATATAAAGATCCTGGCGTGTCTAGGTATGTATACGAACAGTTACGGCGTGTGTTGGCCCTCTCAGACGACGATAGCGCGTCACTTAGGCGTGGGCCGTGTGTGGGTATGCAGGACAATGCGAATACTCAAGGAGCTGGGTTACGTGCGCTTACTTGAACCGAGGCCATATCCGAAGCACATCAAGCGGCGTAGTCGAGGTAAAGTGAATCGATACCAAGTGCTGTGGGAAGGTAACGATCCAATCCCAACCAACGAACAGTTCTGGGCACCGTCACGCATTATCTCTGACGATCCTGATGAAGAGATAAAGCCAGCCGAAACAAATATGCAGACAGGGGTTCAAGGGGATTCAAACACTGACTATCAGATACTCGCACACGCATTCAAGAAGGCGGTCGAGGCCACATCTGGCGTCAGTCGGCTGCCAGATCAGAGTTTCAGACACGCAAAAGTCCTTTACGATCAAGGAGTTACAGTCGATCAGGTGCGTGATGCCACTGTGTCGATGACCAAGGATGCGCTGCGCTCTGGACGCACCCCACCGATGAACCTGGATCAGGTCGCAAGGTGGTCTGCGCTGTACAATAAATGAGCAATTACCATGAAGTTATCCACAGCAAAAACGAATACTATGTATATCAATAACTTACCGCACTGCACCATGACGCATAATTGTTATTATGTTAAATCGTCGCACTGCACAATCGCCAGATCGCCCGTAAACCCTGTGGATGGCAGCCCGCGTCAAAAAAGAGGCACCCTTGCCCCCCTACCCCCGTCGCGCTGTATAGGGGGAGGTCGCGCAAAATTTTTTAGAAATCGGCTGGAGAACATAAAATGACCGACCCCATCAACCCAGATCACTATCAGCGAGACGGCATAGAGTGTATCGACGCAATCAAGGCAGCAGTGCAGAATCTTACAGGCGATCAAGCCTACTGCACTGGTAACGCCATCAAATACCTGTGGCGCTGGAAGGAGAAAGGCGGCAAGACTGATCTCAAGAAAGCGATGTGGTATATCAATGACATGATTGCTGAGATCGAGGACGCCGAGTTCCAGGACGAGATACAGAGAAAGCTATGACCAGAAAGATCACTGTCCGCGAGGCGCGTAAGATACTCGCAATCGGCTCTGATGATGAGAAGGAAGCCGTCAAACAGGAGCTACAAGCGATTGCTGCGTCCAACGTCACTGACGTACTCCAGTGGACGCAGTCTGGCGGGATGACATTACTTGCGTCGAAAGACATTCCGGTACACGTACAGAAATCGATCAAGAAGGTGAGGGTCACGCCCAACCAGTACGGAAACGCGATTGAGGTCGAGATGCATGACAAGCTCTCGGCCCTGCGCGTACTCGCTAGGTATCACGGTCTGCACGAGCCGAACAGTGATAGCGATAGCCGACCAAGTATTTTGGGGATCAATCTAAAGGGTCCAGAAGTAACAACCTATGAGGTATTAGACGATGGCGAGAGCGAAACAAGCGACGGATCAGAGCCAGAGGTCGACCCGACGCCGAAGAGCGCCGACCAACAAGAAGATCTCTCCTGACGAGGCGCTAGGCGGGCTGAATCTGGATTTCTCAGGTGCGCCGACAACCTGGAAGTTTTTGCATGATGATTCGTTTGTGCGTGGCCTGATGGGTCCGGTCGGGTCAGGCAAGTCGTATGGCTGCGCCGCTGAGATCATGCTACGCGCCGTCAAACAGCCGCCATCACCAAAGGACGGCATCCGCTACTCTCGGTTCGTCATCGTGCGGAACTCATACCCAGAGCTACGCACTACAACCATCAAGACATGGCTTGAGCTATTCCCGGAGAACATCTGGGGGCCGATGCGCTGGTCGCCGCCCATCAGTCACCACATCAAGCTACCGAGTCGCGGTGACGCAGCCGGTATTGATTGTGAGGTGATCTTCATGGCGCTCGATCAACCCAAGGACGTGCGTAAGCTCTTGTCTCTGGAGCTAACCGGCGCATGGGTCAACGAGGCGCGAGAGTTGCCGTTAGCTGTGGTGCAGGGGTTGACACACCGTGTCGGGCGATTCCCGACCAAAGGCAATGGCGGATGTCCCTGGCGCGGTATCTGGATGGACACCAACCCGATGGACGACGATCACTGGTGGCATCGTCTCGCAGAGAAGGAGCCGGTCAGGGGTCGCTATAAGTGGGAGTTCTTCAAACAACCCGGCGGCGTGATGGAGGTGTCCAGCGAAGACCCGGACGCAGTTCCTGCGGCGGGTAAGTTCTGGAAGGTCAGCCCCAAGGCCGAGAACATCAACAACCTACCACCTGGTTATTACGATCAGCAGCTCGGCGGCAAAGGGCTTGATTGGATTCGCTGTTATGCCGGTGGTCAGTATGTGTATGTACAGGAGGGCCGTCCGGTGTGGCCGGAGTTCGATGACTCGGTGATGTCGGCAGACGATATCCAGGTCGATCCGACACTGCCGATACACATCGGCCTCGACTTTGGTTTGACTCCTGCGGCGGTATTCGGTCAGCGGTTACCTTCTGGCCGATGGAATGTGCTGCGCGAGATCGTGACCGAGGACATGGGCCTTGAGCGATTCGGCCTGATTCTGTTGAATGAGATCAACGTGCATTATCCCAAGATGGATATCCTGGTGTGGGGCGACCCTGCCGGATCAAAGCGCGATGAGATCTTTGAGGTGACTGCATTCGATCATCTGAAGACGCTTGGCCTGAATGCACGGCCTACGGCATCAAACGACTTTCAGGTGCGCCGTGAAGCGGGAGCGATGCCCATGAATCGGTTTATTGATCGTAAGGCTGGGTTACAGGTACACAAGGATTGTCAGCGATTGCGGAAGTCGTTAGCTGGTGGCTATCACTTCAAGCGTGTTGCAATGAGTGGAGGGCAGGAACGATTCAGAGACGCACCAAACAAAAACGAACACTCGCACGTCGGAGACGCATTCGGGTATCTAATGCTCGGAGGTGGCGAACACAAGGTAATGACCCGAGGCTATGGTGGGCGCTACGGTGCAGCAGGAGCCAAGGGCCAGTACCAGGCGAACACCGAGTTCTCAATATGGTGACCTGTGATGACGTGTATCGATGGATCAATGTACCTAATGTGCGCGTTGTACCTTGTAATGCGTCCCAGTTTCAGTTGATGAAGCTGTATCCCGATGCCGAGCGCAACAAGAATCTGCTACTGACCTATGACGAACAGATTGATGCGATCGGCAACATGGGATGTGGGTGGACCGTGATCGGAGACGGGCGCTGTCTGGCGATGTTTGGTGTGATGCAGTTGTATCCAGGCGTTGCAGAGGCTTGGTTGATGGTGGATACAGTCGGGATCAAGAAGCGTAAAATGCAGCTGACTAAGGGTGCCAAAAGATTCTTTGAGAATGTTGGACCGGCCTTTGATTTACGTCGGCTTCATATTATGGTATCAGTAGCCCACAAAGAGGCTGTCGCCTGGGCGCGTCTTTTGGACTTTCAGTTTGAGGCGACACTGAAGCAGTACGCCCCCGATGGGTCGGATAGTTTAGTGTATGCGAGGTTCTATGACTAATGTATTGAAGCCTTCCATGCCTGATACGTCAGCGCAGGAAGCAGCAATGAAACGCCAGGAAGAGTTACTGGAAAAGCAAGAAGCGCGTGTCGAAGCGGAAGAGGCCGAAGAGCGTCGTCGTTTGGCCGCAACCATGCGAGCGCGGCGCACAGGCGGTATGCGTTCACTATTGAGTCCAATGCGTTCAACGCCACAGATGGGATTATCAGGAGTCAACTATGAGTAAC